ATCTAATATATCTATATATAATTTATTGGTGAATCACCAATATATTTGAACTTGTCAAAAAAGTGAACACAAGACCTAAAATTATCAAATATAATCATACACAACGCATCAGCTATATCGTGTTTCAAGAATGGTTATATCCTTCATATATCTATCTCAAACATTTTCCTTAACTATAGTATATGAAGAACAAACAAAAGACTCAGCTCATGGGGGTCGTACTAATCGCATTGGTAGTATTCATCGTGTATCTCATACAAAATCCTCGAGTTGTTAAAGTCCCAGTAAAGGTTCCTACGATGATGGTACCTCCTAGACCAAGGCGGTCCCAGGAAGTTCGTCATGAACCCGAGTTTAGGGGACCCCCTATCAAGAAGTATAAACCCGGTCAAATGCAACAGATGGGTATTTTAGTGGGTTCAGGTGAGACACTCCCCCTCTATGGTAAGGAAGTTCGGGGAAGACGTGATCGCTACCACTACTATACAACTACGGGTGGTGAGAACCTGTATCCAATTTCCGTGAGTCATAATTCGCGTGAATGTATGGAAGACATTGGGTGCCAGGAACTTTATGGAAATGAAACAGTGACCGTTACTGGTAAAACTGGTTCATTCGCGATAAAGATGTACCGCACAGATGATTTTTTTTAAATACGCTTTTTTAGGTCTTTTACCACATTAGCGGTTGTAGAACTGCAACATGAAGAACTGCAACACGCTATCGCGAGCATTGGTGGTGTTTTGAAAGGCATCTTTATAACACCATACACTACCAACATGGAGCACAGTATACTCACTATGTTCGCAATAAGGTATTTAGGATCCATAGGTTTATCATCTCCTTTTAAGAGACTGAGACCTGGCAAAGAAAACACGAGTCCCATTTATATTACGTCAACAAAAATTATTTACCATAGCATATTCTCTCCTGTGAAATCCAGTCATAGATGAAATTTTTGCCTTTTCAAGTAAAAGTTCCTTAATTGTGTCCTCATCGAGATGTTTTAAGAACTCTCTCTTCACCTCGATGCCGTCAAGTTGATGTTTCTCCCGTTTACCCTGTACATATGGCCATGTGTGTTTTCTTAGTGATGAAACATCACCTTCGAGTTGTCTTATTCTTGGAAGTAAAACTTTGTGAATCAATATTTTAAGTTCATGTACCTCACTCATCTTAACCTGTTTTTACAATTTATCTTTATAATAGATTTTCTCAACATCTAATAGGGATGACTCCAGAGAAACGTCAATTTCTTAAAAAACTTGCACCAGGGGTGCGTGAATTATTGGATTCAAATCGAATAGGATTAGAACCTAAAAATGATACTGAAAAATTTATAAAAAGACAACTACTCAGTCATAATGGTGATGGAACATATGAATTATCTATCGGTAAGTTTAAAATTGCTATGGGTGTGTTGGATGATGAAATACTGTATACGATATTTATGTATTTGGACACCTCAGGTATCACAATACGACGTGTGTACAGATATATGAAATTGAACGTACTCGAGTTTTCTGATATGATCGTGGATGAAGATATTGAAACCTTTTATGATTTTCTTAGCTATTAGTATATGCAATATAGGGATCTCAAAAATAAAGCAAAAAAGTTAGGTCTTCGTGTCACCAAGACTGTTCAGGGTAAACGTGTAAAACTTACAGCCAGGGAACTTCGTGCCAAGATCACCATGAACTTTGAGAATAGTGTCAAGAATGCTCAAAGAGTTATTCGTATTTGTCGAACCGTCGTTGTTCCCATAACTAGTGCTCCTCCACCACCTCCACCACCCCGAGCCACTCGCCCCATAGCACCTGGTGGTAATACTCGTGCTAAACTTTTAGCTGAACTGAAAACTGCTTTAAAAAAAAGAGGACTGAATAAATAATGAATCTTGAAGAGGTAAAGAAAGTTTTGGTAGAATGGGAGGGTGACGCATATGAAGTCATAAAGAACTATGCGATACAGATGCGTCGGAATGATAATGAAATCACGGAAGAATTCGTAGAGCAGTACCTCGGTGAGGAACTCTATGAACGCCTTGGAACGATGATTCGATTTTTTAAAAAGTTTGAAGAAATTAAATTAAAATATAATTATAATATATAATAAGTATGAAACCTGCTACACTACTCCTCATGCTTTGTTTTTGTTCATGTTGTTCATCATCCTCTTCAGCAGCCGTCTTTTTCGCTGGTCTGATTCCTAGGACTGGACCTCACTTCAGGAAAGTGACGGGAATTGGGGATTTAGTTGCGCAGGCGCCATTTATAAATACTTTTTATAAGGGAAGAACTGGTAAGAAAACTGATAAGGAAAATAAGTTACAGGTGGAGAACATTCGTAAATCCAATCCAGATGGAGTTGCAAAATTTTGTGCTACTGTTAATAAAATAAGAGCTACTAGAACCGCTCCTCCTTACAACCAACCTGGAGAGATACTAACTATTGGAGGTATGAAAAAAGGTGGGACTATAATGAATGAAGCGATGGAACCATTGGGTGCGTCAGTAAACTACGTTGAAATAGCCGCTAGGGAATTTTGTGGAATGTGATTCCAAACCTCTTAGACATGAACTTCTTGACACCCTCAAAAGATGGATAACTCCAGAGATACCAACGTGACCAAAAGCCAGCCCCGTTGATACCACTTATTCCCCAATTCTCTGAGAAGCTGTAGTCTACATTCAACATCCTGTCCTGAATTTTCTCGGGGTCTCTCTCTGCTATGGTGCGTTTAGGTACTCGTCCACCGTGGCGGAGTACATAGGAACGCATACGTGAAGGATTCTTGTGTTTGGTGTAGTCTGAATACCCACTGGCACCAAAGTCAACAGTCCTGCCGTCTTCTAAAACAGCCCTAAATTTCTTTTTAGAGTTAGGGCTCTTGATAATTTTGACGCGCATACTTATATTTTACTAACATAATTTACTTGCACGCCTGGCACCCATAGGCTTCCTTTTGGGGAAGGAAGAAAAGGCGCTCGGGACCACGCTTCACACGGTACATGTGATCGTATACATGGAGAAGGGCGACGGTCAGCGCAAGGCTAGACACGACGACACCATTAATCTTGCGAGAAGTCCAGGCATACCCAGCGATAGTCGCAACGAGCATGATTTGGACGATGGTCAATACGGGAAGATTGGGCATCACGAAACGCTTCTCGAGAGTGTTGACTTCCTCAGTAGGGGCGGGGGTGACAGCGTAGGTATCGGTACCGTATCCAGGCATTTTTATTATCTACCGAGAAAATAATGTGGAGTGTCCTGTTAGCTTCAGCGGGTCTAATCCTTCATGACTTCCTGAAGTCTCCGATAGATCTACTGTATTTCAATAACCCCCGACGACCACTGATTGGAATTCGGAATGCCCTCCTGGATATATTTCTTTACGCATCTAACTATTCAGTTCGAGACTATCCAGGGTTATGGCTCATTAAGTTGCATCACCTAAAAATTCGAAAAGAGTTTGAAAATGTTTCAAAGACTGTCAAGAAACATATGTTCCATGACTTGGACCCTTGGTTTGAAAAGAACGATGACTACTATTTCTATAAGGTTGAGGACTTCCCTGACTTGAAAAAACTCGTCGATCTAATTCCCTCAATTCATAAAGAGACTGCATTGTTTGCAGTTATGGATGGACCTATGGCTATCCCACCTCATAGAGCTGAAACCAATTTATTACTACGATATCATCTTACTATAAAGGGTGGGGGTGATTGCACACTTTATACCGAGAGAGGTCCACATCAACATCGTGATGGTGAAGACTTTTTATTCGATCACGCGAGATACCATGAAGTCACTAAAACTGGGAGTGATAGGCGGGTCGTACTCATCCTAGATGTAAAAAGGTTTTAGAGATGCTTACGACACACAGCTACATACATATCACTCCCACCTATGAGTTCTAGACGTTGATCTTCTACAATCCTCTTAGTGAAAGGTCCTAGAGTTCCGTCGTTACAGCGCATACAAAGTGCCGAAAGTTTAGTGACATCACATGCGAGTGGTATGCAGTCAATAAGTTCACCAAACTTATGCTGAAAAGAATCAGCATCGAGACCAGCCAATATGACAGACTTACCCACATGTAGACAACATTCAACAAATTTTTTAAGTCTAGGGAAGAACTGCGCTTCATCAATAGCAATTATACCAGCCTTATCAAATTCATCTGTATTAATAATTTCAAAAGGATCAAACACTTTATGACAATCAAACTTTACATTATCATGCGTTTTGAGAATTTCCTCGGGGGACCTGGTATCTTTTGCAGAATTTATAATCATCACATCTTTTCCGATAACTTTTAAACGCTTAAGTCGTCGAATGAGTTCTGATGTTTTACCAGAAAACATATTCCCCATAATAATTGAGAGTCCCATCTCACCTTGTTATTATAATATTGTATTTTTTATATGGGTGATATACACAGAGCAGTTTTGAATGGTCATGTGGGCTATTATAATCCTAGGACTGGTAGGGTTAAATTTGGGAAATGTATTTATTCGAGTATCGGGGCAGCTGTAAATTATCTCAGTGAGAAGTAAGATGCCTCTCAGCGATGCAGTCATTACCAAGAAGGTTGAGGAGTTGCGTAAAACACAGGGTAAAATCTATGCACCCCTCAAATATTTCAGGGGGCTGGAGACTCTCACAGGGGTTGAGACACGTTATAAAAAGATGCTCAAGAGGGACTACACCAAGTTCCGAACGGACAAGGGACAGAAGACAAAGACTTCCTCCTACACCCAAAAATTTAGGAAGATGTACGGACCAGAGGTTAGGTCCCTACCCGAAATTGCTAAGGCTACTAAGATTCCTCTGAGGACTGTGAAGACTGTGTTCAACAGGGGACTCGCTGCGTGGAGAACCGGGCATCGTCCGGGTGCTTCTCCACAAGCGTGGGGGTATGCTAGGGTCCACAGCTTCGCCACTAAGGGGAAGACGTACTACACGGCGGATAAGGATTTACGGTAAACCCTTTGTGTCAATATATCTATGACATTCCTTACATAGTGGAGCAATTGGAAACTTTTTATGAAGTTCTATATATCTACGCATAAACCACTTTGAAGATATATGACATTTATACCCATCGTCAATGATCGGAGCTTCCATAATTGCCTGTTTCAATAATTCAGGTCTATCATGTATCAAATGTGCCCGTGTAAGGGGTTTTGTTTGATGACAGCATATACAGGTTTCAAATCCATGCTTTAATATAAAAAATATCTTTGTGATTTTAGCTGCGTTCTCTGTCCAAATACTCATAAGTTCTTCTATGGGATCATCTTTACACACTTTAACATCTACAGTTATCAATTTCACTTTTCGTTTAATTAAATTGTCATTGATAAACGTTTCCCAATAAACACGATTTTTTTCAATAAAGGGTGTTCTATTATACTCCTCAACATTACGGCGTTTGAGGATTTCGAGACGTGTTTGAGTATTGTAAACTTTATTTACATTAAAAATGTGTAATTGTTTCAATGTATAGTGAAAATATATATTGAGCTTGTCATCACATTCAATTAATTCAATTTGAATCATCTTATAACATACTTTTGCTTAAAAACTATAAGCGACTTAGGTTTAGTTATGACTTCCCGAATTTCTTGGGACGACTATTTCATGCAGACTGCTGACCTCGCATCGGTTCGGTCTCCATGTGAGAGACTCAAAGTGGGGTGTGTTCTCGTGAAGAACAACAGGCTCATCAGTATGGGTTACAATGGGTTCCTCGCAGGGACCAACCACACGTCTATCGTGAGGGATGGACATGAACAGGCGACGATACATGCAGAGATTAACGCAATCACGGATGCAGCGAAAAGGGGTGCCTCCATTGATGATTGTGTGGCGTACGTGACACATTACCCATGTCTGAATTGCTATAAGGCTCTAGCGAGTAGTGGAATCAAAAATGTCTATTACAAAAATGACTACAAAAATGACCCAGTTGTGAGTGAATTGGGCTACGATGTGGGTGTTATTAAAACAAATAATTGAGACTTAAGATTTACGTTGATTATCCCGGAATGAGAGTA